GGGTCGCAAGATCGCGCCCATCTTCGGCCTGTGTGATCAGAGGCGCCAGATCGGTCAGGGCAATCCCCGCTGACCCGGCAGCACCAAGCGTAATCTGCGCATTGGCTGCGGTGACAATGCGCGAGGCGTTGGGCTGGCCAGAGGCGCGTTCAGAGCTGACCGCGCGCGGCTTTGCAGTCTCAAGGGCTGCGACAAAAGCGGCGTCAATCACCGGCTCCAGCGGCAGGCCGTGGTCAGCGCGAAAGGCCAGAACAGCACCCCTGGTGCGACTGCCCATCACGCCATCAACCGCGCCCACTTCATGATAACCAAGATCGCGCAACATCGATTGCACTGCCTTGATCGGGGGTGGACGACGTGAGGCGGCCGCAGGCGCGCGGCGAAGACCGATCAGTTTTGAGACCGGATAGCGCTGCACGCTGACTGCATCGCCCTGATTGCCGCCCAAGGCAAACATCCACTTGCCCTCAACGCGGTCGATAAAAAAGACATGGCCCTGCCAGGCCGAGGTGCCGCGCGGGATGACGCCAATATCGCCCGGACGCACTGCGGCCAGATCCACAGCCTCACCCCAGTCCAAATAGGAGCGCGCGGTCAGCTTGCGGGTAGAGCGGATCCCGGCTTTCTCGAGGCAATGTCCCACAAAGGCAGCACACCAGGCCACGTCGTCATGCTCGACCCAGTCTTGACCGATGGTGGCGTACATCTCGATGATCTTGGGGTTGTTCGCGGCCCCCGGGCCTTCGGTGGTGCCGATATAGCTTCGGGCGATTTCAAAAGCGGTCATGTCTTTGTCCCATGCAAAAGGAAACACCGCCCGAGGTTGGGCGGCGCTTGGCGGTGTGATTGTTGTTGGGGCAGTTTGGAATCTGCGCCACTGGGATGAACGCAGCACAGCTGAAGGCTGAGACCCTGCCCGCCCCGTGCGTTACTTCTTGCGGCCCAGCCAGGACGCCAGCAGGGATTCAGCCCCGCGGGGCCCAAGATAGGCCAGCGTTGCCACAAAGCCTGTCGAGACGGGTTGCGCGAGGCCGATGTAATTCGCCGCAGCCTCGCCAATCAGCGCCATACCAACGGCGACGGGAATCTCCCAGAGGAGCTCCTTACCAAAAAAGCGGCGCCGTCCGAGTTTCACCTCGCCCGAATGCCACATCAGCCGTCCGGTCAGCGCACCGATCAGGGTGGTGACAGCGCCGCCAAACATGGAATTGATCAGATCAATAAATCCACCGTCAAACCCACCATCATTCATCGGCGTGCCTCCTCTAATGCCGCAACACGCGCGGTCAATTCCTTGACGGCCTCGATGAGAAGGCCGGTGATATTGCCGTAGGCGACGGACAGTTGCCCTGCCTGATCTGCCCGCACGACCTCGGGCAGAACCGTCTCCACCTCTTGCGCCACCACGCCGATTTGGCGGGTCCCATCCATGGTGAAACGCACGCCGCGCAGAGCGCAAACCAGCGCCAGCGCATCCGGAATGGTCATAATGTCAGATTTCAGGCGCGCATCTGACGAGGACACGAAGTTTGGGGCGGTGACAATTCCGGTGAATGTCGCCCCCGTGAGCGCCGCCTTGCCTGCAATCGTGGCGTCATAATCCACTGCGGCTTTGGTCGCCATTGTGCCAAGTCCGAGGTTTCCCCGCGCCAGCGCCGTATTTGCCAACCCTGCCAAATTGCCCGCCGCATCCAAAAGTGCGTCCCAGCCTGTGTTCGTCGCATTGCGCCGCCGCAGCACCGGCGGGGATGCAGAGGTGTCGACCCAGAGCATGCCCGCAACGGCTGCGGTCGGTGCCGACGCCCCGGCGCTGGTGGACTGCAGGGCGGCGATCACCTCGTTGATCCGGGCACGAACAGCGGCTCCGGCGTCGTTGGTGATTGCAAAACTCGATGTCTGGGGCATTCAGGGCTTTCCGTTCTGTATCAAGTCTTCTTGCGGGGTTTCGCGTTGGGGGCGCAGCCCACAGGCCGCGAAAGCGCGCGCGTTGTGAAGGCAAAGCCCCTCAGGCGACCTCATCGGCATAAAGCCGCAGTTGGGAGACGATGGGCGTGTAGGACGCATCCTTGGTGGAGAGATAGGCCCGGGCCTCAACGGCGCGGGCTTCGATTTCATGATTATCAAGCCGACCCCAAGGGCCCCAATTGGGGCTGCTGTTTGGGTCGTCATCAGTTTCGCGGATCTCGAAGAGCACGTCGATTTCAGCACCAGCCGCGCCGTCAAAGTCGGCCCATGTGTCCATGAGTGCTGTGCGCGCATCGATCCGGTCGTTCAGTGCCAAGGCTGCAACGCCGATCTCTGAGCGCAGCCGCACGCGTTTGACAGCCCCAAGATCGAGCCCAGCAGCAAAACCGTATTGCCCCTCCATCGCAGTGACCTGTGTGACCCCGCCAGTTGTTGCGGTCGTCAAGGTCAGGTTTGAACCCGTAACCTGCAGACCCGCCTTTGCGCCCACGAACCCAGGATCGGCCTGCAGATAGGCCAAGGTTGAGAACGCAAGCACTTGTGCACCCTTGGTGGATACGCGAGTTTCCGGGCCCGCTCTGCCGCCACTGTCTTCTGCCCGTAGCAGATATGTCCCAGGCTTCAGCGGCACGACCGCAATAGCCTCACCGCCGCCGACCCGGTCCATCGAATAGCTGTCCGACCAAGTCGCCGTGACTTCCTTGGAGTGGCGGATCACAATATTGCCGCCAACTCGCACATCAGGATCAACGGAGCGGGCCCATTTCAGGATGGCAAGACCACCTGCGGTCTGCAGCGTCACGCTGCCCAGCCCGGCTGGGGGTGCAGTCAGGCCCAGAATTTCGACTGACGCGGTTTGCCAGATCGACGACACGCCCAGCACCGAGATCGCTTTCACCCGGAATTGCCACGCCCCCGGCGCAATATCGCGGATCTCAAGGCTGGTGCCATCGGTGCGGCCATAATCCAGCCAATCACCGCCTGCACTCTGCCGTGCCTGCAGTTGATAGCCCGCAACAAAGCCCGAAGGGGCGGCTTCCCAGGCAACGCGTGCGAGGACCTTGAGCCCGCCACCATCGCGGGTGATATAAATATCCTCTGTAACCGTGGGCGGCCCCGGCGCTGGAATATCATAGGCATTCGGCAGCGCCGTGCGCGGGGCCGCGGCATATATCTGCGCCTCGCTTGCAGCCCAGTCGTAAACCTGCGGCGAGGTTTCGCGCAGGACCAGTTCTGGCAGCAGCAGTGCCGCATTACCCGAGGCCGCAAGATCAAGACTGACGCCCTGCACCTCAAACGGTTTGGCAGCAAAGCCCCAACGGGCGTAGGACAGTGTCACCACATCGCCCACGGTGGCCGCCCAAGCGGACAGCTTGCCCGACAGTCGCACCGTCATTTGACGCCGCGCACGCTCCAGCTCGATCTTGGCCAGCCGCTGCGCCATCGTGGCCGAGATGGTGAAGGGCAGCGAGATATCGCGCCATTTCTGCTCGCCGCCGTCTTCCGCCAAATAGGCAGCACTGGCATAGGCTGGAAAGTCATCGGGCTGCCAGTCGTTCTCTGGGCTGACAAACTGTCCGCGCACCCCGTTGAAGTTTGATGACATCGTCACGCGCGTGGCCAAGGTCAAACCGGCCTCGCGAACATGATCTGAGGTCAGCGCCACGGACGGTGCGCGCCACGCCCCTGCGTGAATGCGCCAAGACCCGCCCGAGAAAGCGCAGCGTCCGGCGAAGGATGTCAGCAACCCCTCAATGATGGTTTTGGGAACCTCCGACAGCGTAATGACCCCGTTGCAGGCATAGCGCGGCTCTGCCCCACCCCCTGCGAGTGCCACCGGCTCGTCGCAGATATTGGCCGCCTCAATCAGGGCCATCTCATCAATGCCGTCCAGTTGCCCAACCCGCGCCCCGATGCCCCAAGTGGTGTTTGCCATATAATCGGCCAAGCAAAGTGCGGGGTTTTCGCAATAAACAGACGCTTGGATGCGCGGATCCCAGATATCATTCTTGCCCTCAAGATCCACTGTGATGTTTGGAATGCCGCCCGGGTAGGCGTCTTGGTCATAGGTCAGCCGCAGATGGATTGCAGCGCAGCCCCGCAAGCGGTGGTTCTCAGTCCACTTGTCGGGCAGTGCTGCCTTCAGCGCGGTGAAGGCAGTCTGGCTGGCATCACCGAACTTCTTCTCGACGCTGACTTTGCCCGCCCAGCGACCTTGGGCAGTACCGACAGCATCCAGCGCGACCTCGCCTTCAAAATAAACAGCGCCGATGGAGTTCACCCGGTGCGTCGCCAGCACGATCACCAAATCAAGGACTGCGTTGTCAGATCCCGAGGAGTTCAAAAACACGATGACCCCGCCCTTGCGCGTACGGCCGTACACCAGATCGCGCGGCACCACGGGTTCGCGGATGGTCACCGTGCGGTTTTGCAGCGTCGTTTGCGGCTTTGGCATCAAAGCCTGTGCTGCATAAGACAACAGCAGCGTGCCGCCGATCCGGATCAGGGCCGCGCCAATGCCGCCTGCGGCCAAAACCCCGCTGATCGCCCCCGCTACGGCGACGACGGCTGAGACGATGAAGGGCATGGGGTTCGTCCAATATCAGGTTGGTGGTTTTAAATAAACCAGGCAAGTCGGCAGGAAGTAAGCGGCACGGTCATGAGGCCTTCGGGTGCCATGCCGACCGCCGTAGCGCCGACGCAAATTCCAAAACCAAGGCCTGTGTCGGCCAGCACAATGTCACCCCTCTGGGCCAGCAGCGGCGTCTCGCGCGGCGCACCGAGCAGTGCGAGCCCCATTGCCTCAAGTGAAGCCCAGCCAAGACGGCGCATGACGCGCGCGCTGCCAAGCGCTGTGCTGTAGCGTCCGCGCCAGAGCGCGGCCACATCCTCACCGTTCGTGAGCAGGCTTCGGATCCCAAAAGCAAGTGTTGCACAGTCATGAAAGCCCCAAGCGAAGGGTTTTACACGTGCGATGTCGATAGCCTCTGCGAGGTGGCGTTCCCAATTGTCGATGCGGGCCATGGTCTATCCTCGTCCCCAGGTAATTTCCCGGTCTTGAATGGCGGTCACATATTCAAAGCCGAGATCACCCGGATACAGCACCTGCTGGCTTTCATGGGTGTAGCGCCAGCTCCGCGCCACGGTCAGGTCGATCAACCGGCTCTCATAGCTGATGGTAATCGTGCAGCTGTCAGCATCATCCTTGATTTCTGGCACATCAAGACGGCCCGAGAAGGCCTGCACCGGATCGGCGATAACCTGACCTGTTTCAG